GAGAAACTTTTTCTCCAAAAGGGCAGACTTAAGTTCTGAAATAAGTTTTTCTAAGTCCATATGGTTTATATTTTTTACATTTTTTATCACTGAAATGGAATTTGATTTTTTATTCGACAAGAAGGCGGCAACTTCTTGTTGAAAATCAGCAGAAGACTCTTTTGTTTCTATGTCTTGATTCTCCTCCTCTTTATCGTCTTCTTTATCGTTCTCAGAGTCTTTGAGCGAAATGCTTGCATCATTGTCAAAAGCGACGACGCCATTAACTTGTGCTGCTGGATTAGTCGTAAAACCGCCGCCAAGAGGATAAATCTCTCCAACAATTAAACGATAGATTGGAGTGCCGTCATTCATTTTGCCGCTACCACCTTTAGCTTTTAAGAACTGAGAAAGCTCTTGAACTTGGGCCGCGTCTGTAACAATTTCCGCTTCTTTAAGCGACTGACTCCCGATAGCTAAGTAATAGCTACTAAAACCAATTTCCCAGCTTGCAGAGATAGCATTGTTAAACTTATCATTCTTGTCGGAATTACGCAACATCAGCGAAGTAAACGACTTATCAACGGTTCTATAGATAACTCCAGCAACAGAAAGATAAATTGGATCAAGAGTTTGAGCGGCCTCGTCATCGCTCATAAACTTGTTATCCTTAAAATCGTTAAAGGAATAATTAGTAATATGCCCGACAACTCTCTTTTTGTTATGCTCGATATTGAGATACTTGTGCAGGAATCTCTTGGCGATCTTCGAAGCGGTAGCGCCCGAAATGCCGTCGCCATTGTTGTTGATCATATTCGGGACAGCAAGATTGAATGAAACCCCAAGTAAGTCTGGGTTATTCTCTACGTCGATATTGGGTGAAAGTTTTTTTAACTCGTCTAACGAAGCTTTGGAAAGTAGTGGAAAATCTGTGTCCCCAAGTTTATGACAGGCAAAAGAAATCCCGTCTAATCTTGTTTTGTATTTAAAAGACATATATTACTTTACAGCAGAATGATAAAAAATTGCCGCAGAATATTCTTCTAATAAAAATTCATCCGCAGTCTGCGAAACTTGGGGCAAAGGCTTCAGTTTCTCAATTTCATCAAGATTAGCCATACACTTTTGCAGGGTTGGAACCCAAGCTTCTCTATCTGAAGAAGCGACGACCTTTTTGCACAACTCTACAACATTTTGCTTTTGCTGCTTCGATAGTTTCTTTACCTTAAACTTGTCAGCAACAAAGTCTTCGGAAGCTTTCATAAAAGCATCAACCTCATAAACAACTGCTTGAATATCTTTGCGCGAAGCTTGGTTAGGAGTGCCCAAGGGTCTTCCGGCAACGCCATTAGTTGGGGCTGCGGTAGGAGTAGCTGGAGCATCAGAAGGCATAACTGGAACACCACCAACAATTGGATTATAGTGACCTTTTTCTCTCTCAGAAAGGAACTGCTCCTGCGCGGGCGCGAGGGCGCGCGCGTCCGGCAATTTACCTGTTTGAATAGCTTCGATACCTTGCTCTGGAGTAAGGATAGAAAGCTCCATCAAGCGAGAGATTGTTCTCATGTACTGAGTCTCATCCTTCAGATCGATCTCAGTAAACTTAGCTGTAGGATAAGCTCTGAATCCCAGATCCTTTGAAATGCGGATGATTTCAGGCTGGAGAACATCATTCAGGAAAGAGTTTCTCGCTTCTTTCAAACGCTCCATAAAGAAGCTAATCTTTGCATTTTGACCATTATACTTCTCCTCTCCAAGCAGCACATTCATTAAGCCCTCTTTAATATCTTGATTCAAGATCTTATATTTCTCTTCGCCCACCACCTTTTTAAGATCAGGAATAACAAACTCGGCTCTTGTGGTATAGTCAGAAACCAGAACGCGACCAACACTTTCGCTCATGAAAAGGTTTTGCATTGCAGTCATATTGGCAGGATTAATTCCGCCCTTATCTGGCTCCGCGCCCATCGTAATCAAAAGAATAACGTTTTCGACGGTGCGGGAAATCGCTTGATCGATATGCTTCAGTTCGATCTTTGCATTGACATCTTCTAAAACAGGATAGGCGAAAGGAATGGCGAAAGGCTCGTAATCTTGTTTTTTGTAAAAAGAATAAAGCAAATATTGAGGATCGAGCTTCATCTTTAACCCGTCTCTAAAATATTGCTTGCTCTTGATCTGCTGCTGAACTTCTGGAGGAAACCCTTTTAGAAGCTCAACGTCAGCGTCATCTTTTGGGTTCTTCAGCCTCTCAAGTTCATACTCAGATAAAACTTTTTCATATACAGCCTCCGCAAAGGAGCTAGAAATTTTTGCAACGATCTCGTATGGATTAATTAGAATATAGCGAAGAGGGACGCGATTATTCACAATCCCGTTCTCGCTGAGACCTGAAAGAAGTTTAAAATCTTCGGCATTGAACTTACCATCAATCCGATAATAAAAGATATTTCCGCTGCGGTAGTATTCGCGGAAATACTGATCTTTCATCTTCCACAGTTTGATTTTCTTAAACCATTTGCTGAAGAACTCCCTGCTTCTTTCTGTACCGCCCTCAAGATAAATATCTGTATTGGCAAATTCAGTGGCAATATCAATTGTGTTTCTTACAATCGCGACATTTGCATAAGCCTTTTGACAGAGCAAGATAGAGTCTCTAACATCTACGCCATCTTTTGAAAAATCAAAAGGTAGTAGCCCTTGGCTCAATAGAGCATATCTACGAATATTACTATCAGTGCCATTGGCCGGTATTCTGCTCTTAGTCGAAGATGAGCTAGAAGATGTTCTTGAAGCTTTTGATATATCGTTAAAATAAGAACCTCCAACAAGTTTTGGCTCTACTGGAGCTTGCAAAACAGCTTCTGGTTTCTTGTTCTTATTCCAGTACTCGGATTTCTTAATATAAGAGCGCGCCATTTTAATAGTCCTTTATATTAAAAGTTACACGCAAAAGTCTAAAAGTACTTTCTTTTACTTTCATTTAGCGAGCAAAAAACGGAGTAAAAGTAGAAGAAACTGTCTGCATCTGACAATCCATCATATCGAAATAAACTTTTGTCATCCAGTTTCCTAAAACAAGACAAGAGTAAGAGTCTTTTCTTGTCTTTTCTGCGCCACTCTGACGCTTTAATTCTGGCGGCAAATCAAAACTTTGGTGACCATTAGCAGTAGTTGTCGGAATAATTAACGAACACTGAGCTTTGACAAGCTCTATCATATCCGCTTGATGGTCTACAAAATCTACCATCTTAGCTTCAATGCTTTGACTGTCTTCTTGATCCCTCACGAACTTTAAGTTCTTAATAGGGATAGTCTTACCCTTTTGAGTAGTAAAGTCGTCATTAACAGCTTCTGCTGCGAACAAGATTTTACGGTGGTCAAAGTTTGACTGGAGAAGTTCGTTACCGTACCTTATCCAAGGGCTAGTTGGGATTCTCAAATAACAAATGCGCTTCTGCTCTAAATTATAAACTGATCTAGCTTTACGAAGTTCAGTTTGATAATTTTCCGGCGAATCAAAATCAGCCTCAAACATCTTTACTTCGATCTTTGCATTCTTAAATAACTCGCTTTCATTTGCCGCATTAATAAATTGAACGCCGCCATTATAGTCGCCACACATCGCAACAATATTGAAGCTAGTCATTAAGTAATGAAGATATTCGATATGCTTTTTTAAGTTGGTTCCAGAAACTGCATAATTGTGAACAAGAATCCCTCTTTTGTTAGCCTTATCTAGCTTGATAATATTTATGGCGAAATCGTCCGAGGACTCGTTCTCTGCCCAAGAAGGGTCAAAGCTAAGAATGTATTCTGCGCTTCTTTCCCCCGCAAGCTCGATACTCTGCCCCTCTCCAGCCTTTATAGTGCATTCGTGCATCTTGCTAAGTTTAAAATAACCAGAAGAGTCATCCATGAATCTTGACCCGAACTCGCGCATGAACTGAGACTCGGACATTGTAGATTTTGCTTGCGTCAAAAGACTTTCATCATACAAGCCTTTGGGCGCGACATCGTAAGAAAAGTGTAGGATAGCTCTTGTGGCCCCACCCTTACCATCTTTTTCTGGATAACTGATCAAGGATTCGTACTGCTTATAAAGCTTGTACATATATTCAAACTGGTAAGAAGCTGAAGATAGAACAATAATTTTATTATTCGGCCAAAGAAATCTATCTTCCTCTTTCATATCGCCGCGCTTAATTAATTCAGTTTCCAAATCGTACACTTGCTTTCTTTCGGTTGGATTTTGTACAACAGAAAGGAATGGAATGATAACTTCATTAAAGATTCTTTCTGGCATCAGCAAAAATTCATCAATCATCATTCTGTGAAAGCGGAAACCGCGAAGCTTTTCGCCATCACCAAGTGGCAAACAAGTGATTTTACTTCTACCAATTTCCATTGTCCATTCGTCAGAGCTTTTGGTACACTTAGTAATGCATTGTTTTAAAAATGCAGCCTGTGGCTTTTCCGAAATCTCTTCGATTTTACGAAAAATCATTTTTGCTTGACGAAAAGTTTTGCTTACAATTCCGATATGTACTCCTTGATTTAGAATCGCATCTAAGGACGCAAAAACTGCACAAGTGAAGCTCTTAGAAAGACCACGGCTCCAGACCATCATTGAATAGTCTGTTTCAAACATTGTCTTAATAGCAAGGTGCTGGAATGGGAAGAGATTTACGCCACAGATCATCTCCGAAGAAAACGATATATTGTTGCGCAGGAACTTATAGAGCAGAATTTTTGCATCCCGCTCTTCGATATAACCCTTTTGTTTAAGGATTTCTTCGTTTACTTTGCTGAAGGCGCTTTTTCTTTTTTGATTTCCTTCGATCCAAGCCATAGATAATCCTTGTCTATAAAATATTGAACGTCCACATCCCAAAGCGGAGTTCCAATCGTTAGCAGCTTCGGGATGAGAAATTCGCTGTTTTTTCTATTACCCGAAAAAATGAATTGGCAGTATTCCGCAAACTCATGCTGTAATAAACGCATGTTATGGTATATAAACTTTAAGTTTGCTTTGTGAGGAGCGAAATCGTTGTTATTATTGATTCGATCTAAAGTAGATTCTACTACTATAAATAAATAACACTCTATATCTTTGCATCTTTGTAGCTCGCGCCTGAACCTTTCTAAGTTATCGCCAACAAGAGTGCTTTTAAAATCAGATTCTGATTTGCGGTCTACAAATGTTTTTGTATAATTCGCTCCGCTAGCGGTATAATCTCCAAAATCTAGTTTTAAAGTTCTTTCGTTCTTAAAACTAAGAGGCTGCTGCTCTCTAGTATCTATAAAAATTTCCACCTCCGAAAAGTCTTCGTGAAACTTTTTTGGCAGGCTTCTTCTGAACATAGGCTCTGCGCCAATTTCGTCGCAAGCTTTAGAATAAGAGCCAAAATGCTTCTTATACAAATCAATTGTAGGCATCTCGCTTGTCTCTAGCTCAAGATATGATGGAGCATACTTCAACTCTTTGCTCTCGATCCTGTGCGCGAGCATCTTTTTAATTTGAGCTTTTACTTTTTCTGGCGACTCTATCTCACACCATCGCAAAAGCTGATCTCTATTTTCAAAATCTCTTTCAAAATACAATTCCTTATCCCTAAACGGCAATAGCGTTCCTGTTAGCAGATTTTTACGGGGATAGTAAGTCGTATAGTACTCTGCTAAAGAAGTCTTATGCTTTTTTAAATGAGCATGCAAACTTCTTTCTGAGGGAAAAGTAAGATCGCATATTTTACACTGCATCATCTAATGATATACCAAGAATACGAGCTTTCCATTCTACCATACTCTCTAGTCTTTGCGCTTCATCCTTAACAAGAGATCTTTGCATTTCTGCAATTTTGACCATATTGGCGCGCTCTTCTTCGTCTTGAAACATCTGGACGATAGATAAAACAGAAGCATTTTCTTTTTGTTTTGCGTTAATTCTACCCGCCCTATCGCCTTGCAGCTTTTTAATAAGACTTTCGACGCGCCCTTCGCATTGGTGATACTCGCTACTTTTGGCCTTGATAATTTCGGCCAAACGAATACTCATCTCGTTCTGCTCTTGGGTTTCTTCAAACATCTTATTAAGCTTGTCTAAGTGTCGCGAAGTAGTTTCGAGGTTAATTATTTCTTTGCATACATTCATG